TGCCGAACTGCCTACTGTAACGAACTTAAATGCGACTGGTATTGTTACTGCGACTGGGTTTGTTGGGAATATAACTGGTAATATTAATGCGACTGGCGTAAGCACGATTGCGACTCTTAATGTCACTCAATCAAACCCAACAAGATTGAATGTAAGTGGTGTATCTACCTTTACAAGTGGTCCTGTTCTGATAGGTAGTGGAACAAGTACTGGAACAGCAAGTCAGACTTTACAGGTGACTGGTGGTACTTATATAAGTGGAAATTTAGGTATAGGAAACTCACTTCCATCGTCACCATTGGATGTTCAAGGTGGTCAAATTAGAATTCGTGCTAGTGGAACTTATTCCGAACCAACAGACAATGCTGGAGTTATTGGGTATGACAGTTTAAGTGGAGATTTAACTATTTCTGCTAGATCTAGTGGTGGATCAACAGCAATTTCATTTAGAACTTCCAACAGCGGAACAGGTGCTGAAAAACTTCGTATAGATTCAAGGGGTATAGTGACGATACCCAATCAACCAGCATTCCATGCAACTGGAACTGGAACACAAGCATTTTCTGGTGCTCAAACGGATAGAAAAATAACGATAGCAACAAATATTACCCCAAATACTTCCAATTCATACGCAAACTCAAGATTTACGGCTCCAGTTGCTGGAAATTATTTATTTTATCTTTCTAGTGCAACAACAACAGCAACCAGTTCAGGTCCAGCCATATTACTATATAAAAATGGAGTAGCAACACAAGAAATTGCTCTTAATTATACTAACGCATCTTATAGTCAATTTGGTGGTTCAATAATAAGAAGTGCAGTGAAGGATGACTATTTTGAGTTTTATATTACCAATTATAACAGCACATCATTTACAATTGACTTGACTAGGACTTCTTTTGGTGGGTACTTAATAGGATAATAAATATTCGAAATACTCAATATGGATTATACAATCAATCCATAACTGCTACTAACAAACCTGATATGGTTCTAGTGGATTATGCAGAAGGTCTAGTCAAAACAGCAGCACAAAGAAACGAAGAAGCAGCAAATAATACACCTTCTTTATAATCTCTTAACCACTATCACCAAACCCTAACAAACTTGACATAGTAGAAGTACTCACTAGTATAACTAATAATATTCAATCTAAAACCCTATGGATCAACGCACCTACGATAATTGGGTGAAGATCAAGGAGACGTTTGAAGCGTCTGGTAATACGGACAATATGTTCTACAAGAGATCTGTTGAAATCGTAAAGACCAGAAAAGACCCACTTGCGAAGTTTCTTGGAGATGAGAAGTGATGGAACCTCAAGACGAGTTTGTAAGCCGTTCTGAAGTTCAGGAGATGATTGATGCTGCTATACGACGACACAACCGTAATGCTTCTATCATTAGCATGTGCGTCGGTTGGGTGGTTCTTGCTTTATTTGCTGAAGGACTCCTCCGACTTGTAGGTGTTATTCCGCCTGTATTACCATGGCTCAATATTACCCTGAACTAATCGGTATTGTTTTCCTGTTAGTATTTGCCGCCACGATGTTCTATCAAGGCACTTGTATTATGAAAGGTCAAAGAGGATATTCTCTCCGAGACTATATGAAACAGGAAAGTTCAAATATGCGTAAAAGAATAGAAGACTTACTCAAGGACAAATGATCTCTCTTACAGAAGAAGATTTAAAAGAACTCCAAAGAAGAGTTACACAACAAAAAATAGAAGAACTATTTGAAGAACCATCTACTTATGAGGACGAGAATGATGAATACTAATTTAGTTTTCAGCGCAATAACAATTTTAGGTGCGATTGGATGTTTTGTTGTATGGGGACTTAATAACGCATATCCACAATAAAAGTTATGTTACTAGGAAAACTATTGTTATTTGCTTCAGTCCCATTTGTTTTAGCAACACTCTATTTCGGAACAAGAGGAGGGTATTATGACTCCAAAGACTATAAGGGAAATGGAACCGCACACTAGACAGAGATATCACTTTGCTGCTTCTGCTTTTGTGAGAATGTGGGGACACAGTTCATTACACGACTGTCGTATTGTAGAGTTCTGTGTTGAGTGGGCACATAAAGAAGAAGATGCCCCATTAGATAATAGTGTTGATCAATATTTTTACTATGAGTTCAAGACCTGGAGGGGATACTAATGGGACACTTTTCAAGGTGGGTATTAGAAAATCCTTATACTCTTGGTATTATCGGTTATCTTTTAGTTGTTGTACCGATTATGGGTATCTGGGCGATTCATAAATACGATTGGCAGCACTGGGCTCCATTTGACAGGGGGCACAGGAAATAGTATAATACTTCTGTTGGGAGGCAAGACCACTCAACGCAACGGGGCGTAGTATAGTGGTAGAATTCCGCTTTTGGGAAGCGGAGGTGCAAGTTCGATTCTTGCCGCCCCGATTGCCAGTTACTTCACTGGCACACTTGACTAAACACCCAACAACCTTTATAATACTAAGGCAACAATTCAAAACAATGTCTCTGATTCAAAAGTTCAAAAAAGATGTTAGCACTCTTCGTCTTGCTGCTAACGGGGAAATCTATCTTGATGTAAAGAGTCCGAAACTTTATAAAAAGGTCCGCCGCTTTTATGAGAATGAAGGCGTTGTGTTTTCTGGTGACCCCCTTGACGACTACGAAATGCTTATGGAGTATGTCGCCAGTGATCTTGAGGCAGTTGAAGCGTGATGAAAGTCGTAAGAAAACCAACTGTTCTTATGGAGCGGTTTCCTTATCGTTATATTCAGGTCGGTACTTTGGAAATCAATGGAAAACCTGATTGTCGTATTCAAAAAGTAGATTCCTACACTGGAAGGTATAGGGACATGTATCTCTGCGATAATGAGATGCAACTGATGACTGCGATGGAGGACTTTGACTACACTTGTTGGTTGGATCCTGATAGGGTTCCTGCTTATATTCACGATGACAAAGAAGACACGGATGGTCTATAACAGCACTGGTCGGTGATGAATCCCCCTTATGTCTAAAACAAGTATCCTGAGATACATTGGCAACTTTCTCCTCTTACTTGGTTATCAAATCATGTTATGGGGAGATTTTAAATACGGTTTGATTATAAAGTTTATTGGAGGTTTACTCGGTATTCCTTTTGCCATCAAACTCAAACTTTGGGATGTGCTATTTTTAATTGCATTCTTTGGTATCACTGAAATATCAAAGTTAACCCAACTTACACTTAGTCCTGGAATGACTTAAAACTTATACTGGTGGAGTCAAATATGACCCTATTTGAGTTTACTGCCTCTCTCAAGGGCAGTTGGTGCGGATGGGACTCTCTCCCGCCTGGTTTCCAATTTCCAGTCAAAGAATTGGTGGCGTGCATGAAAGACCTGATGGGAGAGTTGCATAAACTCTCCTTTTTTGGTATAATGATTTGATATTAAATTAATTGTATGAATATACACTTGACTTATTTTGGAGATAATAATTTCTCTATTGGTAAGAATAGACTAAAAAAACAGGCAGAGAGTTTTGGAGTTTTTAAATCTATTCAAGAGTTTGATGAAGATGATTTAGTTGGCGATTTCTGGGATAATAATGCCAGCAAAATGATGGGGCAGCGAGTTGGTATGCCAAGTAGATTTTATGGATATTATGCTTGTAAATCTTACTTTGTTGGGGAAGCACTTAAAAATATACCAGAAGATGATGTCCTTTTATATGTTGATTCTGGTTGCGAGTTGAATAAAAATGGTCTAGAAAAATTGCAACAATATTGTCAAGAGTGTCTGGAAACATCCGGTGTCTTTTTTACATTGGATCTTCCAGAGATTCAATGGACAAAGATGGATACTTATCGTAGAATTATGAATGATGATGACCAGTATCTGATGACTCGGCAAATTATTTCTGGCATCTTCTTTATGAAGAATGATAATCTGATGAGAAGCATCGTCGATAAGTGGAAATCCATTTCTATTGAAGATAACGGTCATTATCTTGATGATAGTCCATCAGTAATTGCAAATGATTCAATTTTTATAGAGAATAGACACGACCAATCTATTTTTTCTCTATTGTTAAAATATGAAGCAGAATCTCATGATTTTACTTTTCATGAAGATGACACTTATGAAACAATCTGGAACTCTGCTGGATACTCTGGCGTCCCAGTAGGACCAGAGCAAGCACGAATCTGGAATACTTATGGTAA